CTAGAGGAAGTTATGGGTTATCCAATCGGGTGGACCGCACTAGAGCATTAGGCAATAGTATTGTCCCGGCTGTTGCTGCAATCCCACTACAACGTGTACATGATCTTTATTACAAATGAAACCAGTTAGAAAATCAATCCTTAAATTACGCAAACTTAAAGAAATAAGACGAAAAGATCTAGAGAAAAACTTACTAGATGTTCAACTAAAAGGACAAGACCATTATGTTTTTATGAAAGATAATGGTAAAGCCCAAGTAGTTTACGAAGAAGGTCGTTGGGTTGCAGAACATATAAAAACTGCTGTTTTAAAATTTAATTATGAGGTTGATAAAACTGAAAAAATGTTAATTAGAGACTTTGAAGATAAATATCTCAACGAGTACGAAAAAACTTTGCAATAGGATTTGTTGATTTTCTTTTTTCTTTTCTCATTTGCTGAACAACTCTCTCGGCTTCCAATTCTATAAGTCTATTTAACAAAGATGCCATAAAAATATCTTGATCAAATTTCTTTCTAACCATATGTGTGCAATATCTTTTTACATTATCTATATCATTAGCTTTCATAATTTCTCTACACTGCATTTCAATCTCTAATTCCATTTCTGGAGGAGCTGGCTCAATATCTATGTTGAGAAATTTAGTAATTTTCATTTTAGGGAAAAAGTTGTTTTTCTAAAATTTCAACTGCTTTATCATCAAGCGTATTTGTAGTTTGCTTTGCGATTGATTTTAATAAATCTACGACCAATCTTTTAACAGCAGTTGTTGTTAAAAAGGTCATTAATATTGGTTTTAGAATCTTATACATGGAATAAATATGTGTTACTTTCCAAACATAGCTACTTTGCTAGTATTAGACAAGAATCTTTACTTTTATGGCTGTAGAGAAAGAAGAAGAAAAAGAAGGCATTGAATGGGGTGAAATTTTTGGTCATGTAATCAGATTTATGATTTTGACTTGGAGTTTATCAATGATGACTCTTGGGTATATGGGTAAGGTAAGGATAGATGGAGCTTTTACCGCTGGCCTAGTTTCGGGGGTGCTTGGTAGCTACGGGATCTCAGTAGGAAACAAGAAAAGTGGCACAGGTAACAACAATGGCCCTAAGATAGTAGATAATAGTAAAAACAAAGTAGGTATCAAATGAAAAGATTATTACCTTTTATTTTTCTTGTGTCCGCACCAGCTTATGCGGACATGAATCATTCAATATCTTCGAGCGTTAAATTTGAGTCTTTATCGGCTGCAAGTACAGCAGATAAGATCGGATCTAGTTACAGCATAAGCGGTAATAATGTCACAACTGTAGATTCAAACTCAGCAGCTACTATTGGTGGTTTTGGTTCTGCAACTAATGGAGTTCCTAGCATTTCATTCCCTTCTGCAACTCAAGCAACCAGTGGTGAAGCGTTTTCATTTGCTCAATCCTATGTTGAAGGAGATGCTACACCAGGTAGTGCAGTTACAGTTGGTACTGTTCCCAACTTCAGTGATTTAACCTCTACAAGTGCAGGAAGTGTAGGAACAGCAGCAGTAGCAATAGATAATCACAATATTACAATGACACCTGGAACGGGAACAGGTATCGTGATAACAGGTCAGTTTGTCGTTGATCTTACTATCGAATGAGGAGGCTACTTCTTCTTGGCTTTGTTATATCTGCTCCTTGTTACGCTGTGCCAGTTATACCTAATTTTACGCAGGGAAGTTCCACAAGTCGAACAGAAACTTCCACAATTATTACAGAATCTATACGAACAACAGAGTATAATTCTGGGTTCTTGTATTCAGTTACGGGATCAGGAATACAGCATGATGGATCTTCTATATCTCCAGCAGCCACTACTGTTAATGAAACTATAAACGGAACTACGCATACATGGCAGGGATTAAATCTAGATCAAAGACCAAACTGGACTCAAACAACTCAGGGAGATGCTTTTCAATTTACAGAAGTTTATCAAGCACCTGGTCTAGAATCCGTAACCGACATAACTCGAACCATAGAAAGTACAAGCGTAACAGATACCACAACTATCTTCTCGCAATAAGTCTTATAAGTAATCCTGTATTTGCCAACACCAGCAATACGGCTGCACCTGTGGCACAATCTTCATCTTCAGTATCTAACTTCGCAACCCAAGTTTTAGGTGGCCCAATGGTAGAGAACCAATACGGAAATGGCATAGTTTGTTCTGGTCCACAGATGGGATTTACCCCTTTTGTTACTACAACATTTAATCAAAGAAGGCCACAGGATTATATTTATCAGACTCCTGTGTATGACAACACAGATGCCAACAATGATAATGTGCCAGATAATCCAGGAAACATACTCTACTATCAGGAAAACTATAGTGGCAACAAGGATTCTCTTGGACTTAATTTTGGGTTTGCATTTACTTTTAATATTCCGTTAGATAGTAGATTTCAAAACTCTTGTCTCGATGCAGCCAATACTCAAATAAAACTACAAAAACAAGAATTAAATGCAAAGATGCTCAACTATGAAATAGCAAGATTAAAAAATTGCGGTGAACTTATGTTAGCTGGTATATACTTTGATCCAAAAAGTCAGTATGCAAAATTATGTGACGGGGTTCGTATTGCTCCAAAACCTAATCAAGTTATACCGCACACTCACGAACTAAAAATAGGCCAGTAGACAAGTCACGGGTATTAAACTCATCTACGGATAATTATTCTACCTTATCTTTCTTCTTTGTCAGCTTTTTAAATAAATTTTTTACTAAAGG